TTTGTAGACTTTAAAACTAAAGATAACTTAGAAGGTAAAGACCCATCTAAATTAGTATACGATGAACACGGTATGCAGTTGTCTGCTTATGCACAGGGTTGTGGCTTTGATGATGTTGAAAGAGTATCTATCTTTGTTGATAGAGAAGACACAGAGCTTATAGCTTGTCATGTATGGGATAAAGAATCTCAAACTAAACATAGAGAAATGTTTAATAGTATTTTAAATTATTGGAAACTTGTAAAAAATTATGCACCAGAGAAAGTCTAAACAGTTAAGAAGAAAAGCAGAAGCTTTGTTAATAGATTGGATAAGGACTATGGTTCCTGAAGGTGAAGACGCTACTAAGATTAGTAAAAAAAATCTACATGAGTTTTTACCTGAACAAACACATATCTTTGCTAACAATAAATTTATGATAAGTGCTTATAGTCTCCGATGGTTTTATAAACAGGTGAAAAGAAATCCTGACATAACTCTGGAAGAACTAAGTGGTTAGAAGAGTACCAAGAAAGCCTAGACCAAAGAAGACAAATGTCCCAAAAGGGTATGATAGTATGTGGGAAGCTACCCTACATCAAACAATACTTCAAGAGTGGAAGCATCATTGGGATAACATCTCCTATGTTGTTAAGCATAAGTATGAACCGGACTTTGTAAAGATAATAGATGGTAAAACAATATTACTAGAAGCTAAAGGTAGATTCTGGGACTATGCAGAGTATAGTAAGTACATACATATAAGAGAAGCTTTACCTAAAGATATGGAGTTAGTGTTTTTATTTCAGAAACCTTTGTCTCCTATGCCACAGGCTAAGAAAAGAAAAGACGGAACTAAAAGAACACATGCTGAATGGGCAGAGACAAACAATTTTATATGGTATAGTGAAGAAACATTACCAAAGGAATGGAGGACATGAAATATAAATTTAACGAAGACCAAGTGTTAAGAGAAATAAGAACTTATGTAGATAGAACTTATGAAGCCCATTATGGTAACGGTAAATATCAAGCAACAGATATGATTATAGATGCAGGACACGGAGAGAGTTTTGGTATTGGTAACATTATGAAATATGCTATGAGGTTTGGAAAGAAAGATAACAAGAAAAAAGAATTAATGAAAATAATACACTACGCTATCATAACTATGTATGTGTTAGATGAGGAGAAAGATAATGGTTGAAGATAAGATAGGGAAAAAACCTTACTTAGGAATTGTAATAGATTATAGTAAAGAGAAACAGTTTGATAAGTTTAGTATTGATACATTAAAAGATAGATATTTTTGGGAGAACGAAACACATGCACAAGAAGCCCTCGCAAGAGCCTCCGTCTTCGGAGCCACCTTCAAAGGTGAGACAAACTTTGAACTTGCTCAAAGACTTTATGACTACAGTTCCTCTCGTTGGTTCATGTTTAGCACTCCTATACTTAGTAACGGAGGAACAAGCCGTGGGCTTCCTATCAGTTGTTTTCTTAATTATGTTCCTGACAGTAGGAGTGGGTTATCTGCTCATTATGACGAGAATATATGGTTGGCAAGTTCAGGTGGAGGCATTGGTGGATATTGGGGAGATATTAGAAGTAACGGTATATCTACTGCTCATGGCAGTCGTTCTACTGGAAGTATTCCTTTCATGCATGTAGTTGATTCTCAGATGTTAGCCTTCAACCAAGGCACTACAAGACGAGGAAGCTATGCTGCTTACATGGATATCAGTCACCCAGAGATAGAAGAGTTTATAAACATGCGTAAAGAATCAGGTGGTGATATCAACAGGAAGAATCTTAATCTTCATAACGGTGTCAACATAACTAACTCATTCTTACAGGCTGTAGAAAACGATGAAGACTGGAGACTAATAGACCCAAAGACTAACGAAGCTGTTCGTGTAGTTAATGCAAGAGATTTATGGTGGCAGATAATAAATGCTAGAGCAGAAACTGGTGAGCCTTACATGGTAAACATAGATAAATGTAACGAAGCACTACCTAAAGGACAAAAAGATTTAGGGTTAAAAATCAGACAAAGTAATTTATGTTCTGAGATAACACTACCTACAGACGAAGAACGAACAGCAGTATGTTGTTTATCTTCTGTCAACTTAGAACACTTTGATAGTTGGTCAAAGGACGATAACTTCATACAAGATTTAATAACAATGCTTGATAATGTATTACAACACTACATTGACAACGCAATAGATACAACGCAGTTAGGAGAATACAGTGCAAATTTTAAACGCTTTCAAAAATATGTTAAAGAAGGTCAAGAGGGGTATACAAAATCTGCCTACTCAGCGTATAGGGAACGCAGTCTCGGTCTTGGTGCTATGGGTTTTCATGCTTATCTACAATCTAGGAGCATACCTTTCGAAGGTATTTTTGCAACTGGTTTCAACCACAAAGCGTTTACTTACATCAAGTCCAGAGCAGACAACGCAACTAAAGAGTTGGCTGTTGAAAGGGGTGAGGCTCCTGATATTCATGGGAGTGGTAGGAGGAATGCTAACCTCCTTGCTATTGCTCCTAATGCTAGTAGTGGTATCATCTGTAGTGGGACTTCTCCTAGTATTGAGCCTTACAGGGCTAACTGCTATACTCACAAAACTCTATCCGGAAGTTACCAAGTTAAGAATAAATACTTAGAAAAGCTTTTTAAATCTAAAGGATTAAAAGGTAAAGAGTTAGAACTTATATGGAAAGATATATCAGGTAGTGATGGTTCGGTACAACACTTAGATATACTTAACGATGATGAGAAAGAAATATTTAAAACTGCTAATGAAATAAATCAAATATGGATAGTAGAACATGCTCATCAAAGACAGAAGTTTGTGTGTCAAGCACAATCAGTTAATCTGTTCTTTACTTTACCAAAGGCTACAGAGCCTCAAGATGTACACGATGATTACATGCAGTATGTTAATGATGTACATTGGTATGGTATGAACAAACTTAAATCGCTTTACTATTTCCGTTCTAATGCTGCTCGTACAGTAGAGAACGTCAATGTTAAAGTACCAAGAATAAATTTAGAAGATACAGAATGTATCGCATGTGAAGGATAGTCGTGAACTGTTGGCATTGTAACACACAGTTAATATGGGGCGGAGACCACGACATAGAAGAAGACGAAGAATACGTTATGGAGACTAACTTAAGTTGTCCTAAATGTAATTCATTAACAATAGTATATTTACCAAAGGAAGAAGAATTATGAGCTTATTAAAAACTAGAGATTATTACAAACCGTTTGAATATCCGTGGATGTTTGACTACTATGTACTACAAAACCAAATGCATTGGATGCCTGAGTCTGTGCCTATGCACACAGATGTAAAGGATTGGCAAGAGCTTACACCTATAGAAAAGAATTTACTTACACAAATATTTAGATTGTTTACTCAGTCAGATGTAGACGTAGCTTCTGGGTACATAGATAAGTATATGCCTATCTTTAAGAAACCTGAAGCTAGAATGATGATGGGTTCTTTTGCTAACATGGAATCAATACATCAACATGCTTATAGTTTGTTACTTGATACAGTTGGAATGCCTGAGATAGAATATAAAGCTTTCTCAGAGTATGAAGAGATGGCAGACAAGCACGATTATGTTGGAGAGTTTAAACCTCTTAAATCTGATAAGAAAACTATTGCTAAAACCCTAGCAGTTTACTCAGCTTTTACAGAAGGACTACAACTCTTTAGTAGCTTTGCTATTCTTTTAAACTTTCCTAGGTTTGGTAAGATGAAGGGTATGGGGCAGATAGTTACTTACTCTATCCGTGATGAGTCTATGCATGTTGAAGCTATGACCAAGTTGTTTAGAGAATTTATCAAAGAGAACATAGAGATATGGACAGATGATTTTAAAGCAGAGCTATATCAAATATGTAGACACATGGTAGAGCTTGAAGATAAGTTCTTAGACTTAGTGTTTGATATGGGAGACATACAAGGACTAACTAAAAAAGATATGTATGCATATAATAGATACATAGCTGATAGAAGATTACTTCAACTAGGACTTAAAACTAATTACGACCAAAGAGAAAATCCTCTTGGTTGGATTGATGAAGTAACAGGAGTAGAGCACCAGAATTTCTTTGAGGGCAGAGCTACTACTTACATGAAGGCAGGACTAAGGGGCAGACAGGATGCTATTAACTTTACAAATTTAAAGGAATCCAATGACTAACAAAGAAGAAGCTAACTTGATAAGCTTCAAAGTTTTACTAACGAGAGATAATAAAATAGTTACAGAGTTTAGTATGCTACCTGAAAATATGGTAGATGATGTTATACCTCAAGATGATAGACCGTTAATAAGAACTATATTAAGACACGGTAAAGATAAGTTAGGTAGTGTACACGAGTACTTACAGAAACAACTTAAAGGCTTTCAATAAGGAGATAATATATGAGCTATGAAAAACACGGTAGAGGAATGATTGCTGTTAATCTAGTACACAATTTTTTAATTCAACAAGGATATCAAGTATTTAACGAAGACCAAAGTCAAGGTATAATTGACATGGTAGCTATTAATGAAGAAGGAGATATGCTGTTGATAGATGTTAAAGCATTAGCAAGGAGAACTAATGGTACTAAAATTAATAGGATACTTAGACCCAATCAAAAGAAACTTGAAGATACGCTTAACACTAAGATACAATTAATTTATGCTGATGTAGAGACAGGAGAAATAGCTTTTAATAGGAGATACTAATAAAAGAATTTAAAGGCTTTCAATAGTATATATTATTATTTCTTTTTCTTTACCCTTTACATGGATAGGGTCTAAGAATATAGTGGGCATAGTAGAGTTAATAGCTGTGCTATGTCCTATAACTATATCCTCTCCAACTTCTTTTGTAGAACTTTCTAATCTAGCTGCTAAATTAACAGCATCACCTATGGCAGTATAATCAAAGCGTGTATCACTTCCCATATTTCCTATCACAGCTTCTCCTGTATTTATTCCTATACCAATTTCAATTCCTAAGTCTGCTTCTTGCATATTCTTTTTTATTTCAAGAGCTGTTTTTATTGCCTTAGTTTCGTGGTCAGCTAAGTCCATAGGTGCGTTAAATATAGCCATCATTGCATCACCAATATACTTATCAACCATACCTCCGTGTTTCTTTACTGCATCAGCTTGTATAGTTAAAGCTTTGTTCATTATCTCTGCAACTTTTTCAGGCTCTAGTCTCTCTGATAAACTTGTAAAGCCTCTAACGTCTGTAAATAAGAACGTACAGTTTCTTCTCTCACCACCTAACTTTAATAGTTCAGGATTATCTTGTAATCTTTTTACTTGTCTTGGGTCAAGGTAATGTTCAAACTGTTTCTTAATCTGTTGTCTTAATTTAAATTGTGTTCTAAAGTTAAGATAGAATTGTTGAGTTGCAATAAGTGTCATACATGTCATACTCCATGTAGAATCTATAAGCACATTTTGACTTACAAAGTAGTATTCAAGATATCCCACACCTGCTAACATTCCGAAGAATGATACTACGCCTTTGGTGATACCAAGATAGTTTATTGCAAGAGCTGTCAGTAAGCCTGAGAGGCATAATAACAATAACTCAACAAACAATCTAAAGTCTGGTATCTGAGGTGTATCCATTAACATACTTTCAGAGAGTGCTGCTTGTATTTTATGAGGTTCTAATAGTCCGGTAGGTGTTGCAAGTTGAGGGGATATACCCTTGGCTGTAAAGCCTACAAACACAAACTTGTTAGCAACATCCATTTCATCTAATGTAGTTTGTGGTGTGTCTACCCAGCTTACATATTTACGACCTAATGAATCTGTAGAGATGGGTGGGATGCCTCTTACTCTAACCTGTTCAATTCCATTCTGATTTGTAACAATCTGATAAGTTTGACCACCTCCTAGTATTTTTAAAACTTCTGTTCCAAACGAAGCTACCCACCCATTGTCTATTTGCTGTAGTAAAGGTATACGCCTTACTAAGTTATCTACATCTACTGGTGCAGATATAGCACCTTGTCCTGCTGATTGTTTTAATACATCTATGTTTTCTAAAAAGCCCTGTGCTTTTGGTAATGAAATGATTGGTCCTTTGATAACTGTACCTACTGTAGAAGGGTAACTATTGTTAGCTACTTCAGGCATAGCTATAACACTAGGAGACTTTGAAAGCTCTAAAGCAAACGCATCGTCTCCTCCTAGTCTATCAGGGTGTGGGAATAACATTACCCAACCAACACCTAACGCACCTGAGTCCATTATATCTTTGTGAATCTTTGCAAGTGTATCTCTAGGCAGGGGATATCCACCCTGTTCATCTAGGAATTGTTCGTCTATGTTGAGGATTGTAAAGTATCCAGTAGGTTCTGGAGTTGTAACAAGAGCATCAAAAGTCTTGAGTCTCATTACTTCTAGTGGTACAAGGTTGAAGAGGAGAGGTAAAGTTAGTAGAGTTAATAAGGTGATTGCCCACTTCATGTTAGTCTCCTTGTGTAATTTTAATAGTAGAGTCTCCTCCACCATTAACTATAATCTGTGTGCTCTTACCATTCTGTATCATAATAATAGTATAAGCATTTGACTTGTCTAAATCTAATCTTACTGTATCTTCTAAAGATTTATAAAAAGTTATAAGGTTATCTGTAAGAAAAGTATTTATTTGTGTAGTAGAATCGTATCCTACTTTAGTACCTTTTAAATCTAAGCTAGTATTTAAAATAGTTTCTGTCTGTTCTAATTCATTAACGTCTTCTATTATAT